AGCCAACTCAAGCGGTTCTATTTCAATAGCTTTTGCAGAAGCTGAGGCCGTTGCACAAGTTAGAGAGTTTGGTCTTTCTATTGAGAGAGAATTGCTAGATGTAACGACTCTTCCCGCTGGTGTTGCTGGTGTTTCTAAGATTGCTCCATTTAGAAAAGAACAGCCTGGGTTTGCTAGTTCATCGGGAACAATGACTGTATTTTTTACAGATAATCAATTGAGTTTAGCTAATCGATTAATAGGAAATATTCTTTTGAAGAATCAAGAAGGTGCAGCAGTTAAGCTATATGTTGACGCAGTTGATAATGGATCAGGTGCAATAGATGATGCAACAAGTATTTTTGTAGATAGTGATGTTGTTATCACTGGCTTAGAATTAGGTGTTAATCCTGACGACCCAACAACGGCTGAATTGTCGTTTAGTTTGACAAATCCAAGGTCTATTTTCGGGACAACTTTCTAATAGTAGGTTTAAATAAAAGCAACCCATCATCCGCCCTGTTTTTTAACAGGGTTTTTTATTGTCTAAAATTTGATTGTGTAGATTGTCGCTATCTGCACAGAAGGGGGGAGAAGTAGAGGTCTCCTCCCTCCTAATAGATTCTTCCTAAGTAGGGCTATATAATTTTGTTAAGCGACATTATTTTCTATGGATGCATTCGAAGAATTACAAGCTGCTGTCTCTATGGCAACGGTAAAGAAAACTATTCCTTTACCAAATGGAAAAGATTTTGTTTTTTATATTAGTCCAATGACTCTTGGTGAAAGAGAAAAAGCAAGAAGGCATTCAAAGAAAGATGATTCTACAGATTTTGCCTTAAGACTTTTAGTTGATAAAGCATTGGATGAAAACAACGAAAAACGTTTTAATGTTGGTCATATAGCAGGATTAAAACATTCATTACCTTCTGCTCTTGTTGAAAAAATTGTGGGAGTAATTCTTGATGAGAACATTGAAAATCAGGAAGAGGTGCAAGAAGAATTAACTACGAAAAGCAATAGCAAAACGGTTAAAAAAGGAAAACCAATTACTGGCTGAAATGATTATTGCAAAAGAACTTGGCTATACACTTTTAGAACTTAGAGAAAAAATGACATCAGAAGAGCTTTTGCTTTGGCATGGCTTTTTTGAATTACAAAAACAAGAGGAAGAGAAAATAATGAGAAAAAGCAGATTACAACGATAGAATTAATTCATTCGGCTTAGGGAGGAAGATTGGCACAAGAAACTTTAATTCTAAGAATTGCTAGTAGTGAAGCTGAAAGGAAGCTGAAAAAACTAGAGAAAGAAATGAAAGCGTTTGATAACGCGGCTAAAAGGGCACAAGGAACATTACCAGGTGTTAACAATGCAATCAGGAAAACAGGAGGTATTGCAAACAGGTCAGCAACATCTGTTGGAAAATTAGGAAAAAGTTTTAAAGGTTTAGCTGCTAGTGGTTTAAAAATACTTGGCCCATTGGTAGCTGTTACAGCCGCAATTGGTACAGTTTCAAAGAGCTTTAAAGTAATGGGAGAAAGAGAAAGAGATATCAAAGTTTTGAGGAATGGTTTAGCAGGAATGGTGACAGATGCTGATATGGCTGCAAGAGTTTTAGAAAAAAGTGCAGATAGGCTTGGAAATCAAACTCTTTTTAGTGAGGATCAATTTAATAAAGGATTTAAACTTTTAACCAGTTTTAAGAGCATAGCTGTTAGTTCTTATGATCGAATAGCTCAGGCTGCTGCAGATGTCGCAGAAGTATCAGGAACAGATGTCACTCAAGCTTTTATGCAATTAGCGAAAGCAATTGATCTACCTGAAAAAAACTTGGCAAATTTATCAAGATCAGGAATTATTTTTAGTGATGCTCAAAAAGATATAATATTAGGTTTAAAAAAATCAGGTGATGCTTTAGGGGCACAATCCAAAATTCTTGAAATTATAGAGTCACAATATGCAGGCGCGGCGGTTGCAGCGGGTAAAGGTTTTGCAGGTGCAGTTGATTTATTAAAAGAAGAATTTACAGATTTTCAAGAGATTTTAGGGAAAGAATTAGCACCTGCTTTTGAACCATTAGTTAGAGGTTTGGCTAGCTTTATTGGTAATGAAACTGTTGTAAAAACATTAGCGAATGCATTTAAAACAATTATCTTCCCATTGAATGTCATTACAAGATTAATTCAGGGTATTGGAGAAGGTTTAAATACGTTGTCACCTGGACTAGTTTCAAATCTTTCTGACGCTTTTGAAAAACTTAATTTAGCGGTTAGCAAAGGTTTTGTTTTTGCAGATAAATTTTTGGTGATTATAGGGAAGTTATTAGGTTCATTGCCTGCTGTATTTTCACCAGCGATCAAGAAAATTAGTGAACTATGGATTGCAATGTTTTCTGTCGCGAGTGAGGTTGCAGAAAAAATTGCTAATATTTATAAATCAGTTACTGAAAAGATTACAAATTTCTTTGGCGAGGCTTTTGATAATTTAAAGAAACGAATAACAGAATTTTATGAAAGTTTACCTGGATGGATGAAAAAAGCTTTGGAGTTTATGGGTGGTGGTGTCAAGAATTTAACTGATAAAGTTAGCAGTGCAGTTAGTAAGGGTGTAGATAATGCAAAAAGTGGATTAGATGTTGTTGTTAATGCTTCGATTGATACATCTGCTTTAGATGATGTATTAACTGAAGCTTCTGTTGACAAAGCAAAAGCAATATCTGAATATTTAGCAAGTCCAAAAGCAACTGATAATAGTCTTGATAAAATTACAGATAGAGTAAAAAAAGATATAGAAGAGATAAACAAAAAGAAAGATATAGCGAAAGAAAAAGCTGAAAAGTTAGCTCAGTTATATAAACAAATTGGAGATGAGATTAAATCAGGTGTTGTTGATGGTATTAAATCAGCAATAAGTGGAGCTAAAACTTTTGGTGAGGTTTTATCAAATGTCCTTAATAGGATTTCAGACAAGCTATTAAATTTTGCTGTTGATGGGATATTCTCTGCGCTTGGAAGTCAAGGCGGTTTCTGGGGCAAGTTGTTTGGTGGAGGAAAAATAGGCGCGGGTGGGTTATATGCAGATAGGCCTACGCAGGCAATTATTGGACACGGAAAAGAATATGTATTAAGAGAAGATCAATTAGCAGGTGCATTGGATCGATTCTCTAAAGGTCAACGCGGCCAGTCTGTGATTCCTATGAGTTCATCAAATAAACAAAATGAATTACTAACTAAATTAATTGTTCCTGAAAAAAGTTTCGCGAGTGGAGGATATGTAAATCAAAAGCCAGTATTAAGTCAGTTTGGAGATGCTGGGAAAGAAGTAATTTTAAAAGAAGAAGATTTGCTGGCTGTAATGAGTAAATATCGATCAGGAGGACAAAAAGAAAAAAGTAATGATGATAAAAAATTAGAAACAAGTTTGGCTAAATATTCAGGTAATTCACAAATGAATGAGGACTCTAATTCAATTGCTCGTTCAGGTGGAATGAGATCAAATGAACCGATTAATGTTAGCTATAACGGCCCCACTTTGAATTTCAACGGTGATGAATATGTCCCTAGAAGTAGTGTCCCAGAGATTATCAATGCAGCAGCGCGTCAAGGAGCAAAAGCGGGAGAAGCCAGAATGATGAGTAGCTTAAAAAATAACCGTAGTACTAGAGCGAGTGTTGGATTATGAGCGTTACAGCCTTAACAACTTTTGTCACTATATCGGGTGACAGGACTCTAAAGTTTCAAAATTCAACTCAATCAATAATTACTTTTAAAGGTGATCAGTATAGTTATTTACCTATGATTTATCAGGGTGCAACTAGAACCCGTGATGGATCAAATATGGAAGCGGCTTTGGTCTTAGCAAACAATGCTATTTCTATGAATTATGTGATTGATGCTGTGAAAAATAAATCGACAATTACAGTTGTTGTTTGTTTAATGAATCCTGAAACTTTTACATATATAAAAACGTTAAGCAGAGATATTTGGATGGCCACATCTATGTCGTATGACCCAAAGACTATTGAAGTAATTTTGAGTTCGGCTATTGACGCGGTAGGGGCAATCTGCCCGAATCGGAAGATAACCGAACCTATGGTGGGAGCATTGCCAACAACTTCAGATATTAGAAATATATGAGACCTGAATTTCTTTTAGGTAAACCCTATAGATTAGGAGCTAGTTTTGATAAACATCAAGCTAGTGATTGTATAGGTTTAGCAAGGGAAGTTTTAAAGTTTTACGGGATAAAATCACCACAACCTACTAGGGATTGGTATCGGAGAGTTAGGGAAAAGGATTATGGAATCTTTAGAGAGCAGCTAAATATTTGGGGTGTTTTGACGGATACGCCTAAGATGGGAACTGTTGGACTCTGTACCGCTACCGAGGGGTATGGCCTTGCTGTTTATTGGGAGGAATCGGGTGGATGGCTGAGTTATCAAAAGAGGTTCGACGAGTCGGTGGTGAGTTGGAACCAAAGCGAGGATTTGCAACTAGAAGGTTGCTACTCCCCTTTGAAATTGAACTCTGCAAATTTTCTAAATTAACTAAGGAAGAATATTATCAATTTTTAGATATATCAGAGGCTCATAATGGAGAAAGAGACCCTGCTTATGATCACGTCCCAAACATAGTTAATGAAAGCATAATTATTCAAACAATAATCTCAATTGTTGTTGGTTATATTGCACATAAATTAGCTCCTAAGCCCAAGCAAAGAAAACCGCCTAGTCTTCAGACAGATGATATTAATAGTCAAAGAAGATATGCTCCACAGCAGGGTTTTGATAGTGTCCAAAGTTTAGCGACGTTAGGAGAGAATATCCCTTTATGCTTTGCGAATAGAAACCAGAATCCTAATGGTGGTGTTCGTGTAAACGCTAAATTAGTTTGGTCTCAGATGAGGAGTTTAAACACCAGTCAACAACTTAAAGCAATATTCTTATTAAGCGGTGGAGAGCTTGGTGATAAGCCTGACTTTTCTGGGTATGCAATAGGAGATACTTTATTAGAGAGTTATACAAATGCAAAATTAGCCCTTTATTCCAGGTTGAATGGAGGGACTTTAGAGAAAGGCGATATATACGACGAGGGAACATTAGCAGAAGAAAAACTTGTAGACGGAGCAACTACACCTAATACACCTTTTGCTGTGCAGTGGCCTACAACTTCAGGGACACAGTTTAAAGACAATGTTTTTTCAGGCTGCAGAACACCATCAACAAGCACTCAGTTTGGCGCTTTCGCCGTTATGCCTCATAGCAATATGTTTCGAGTGCCTTACGAGCTGATTGTAATAGGACATGCCTTGGCTAAAGCTAGACAAAATGAGCTATATAGGAAAAGAGCTAAAGTCGAAAGGCAGTTCCCTAAATATTGTGCAATTACAGGGGCAGAGGATGCTAGTGGGAGAAGTCTTATACCTTCCACTGACCCTATAGGAGCGTCTAAGTTTAGCTACCCAGTTGGTTCAACGATTATATATGAGATCGCTGGTAATGATCCGACTGATACTTATGCAGATCAATATCAACCTTGGGGGGTTGATGATGTAAGAAGTAGTGTTGACTCAATCCGAATTAATGTAGATACAAACTTGGCTGTTGGTGATCTTTACTTACTAGGTTCAGGTCTTGGGGTAATTGAAAAAATTGAATATCTAGAAGGAACTGATCCACGTGAGGTGGGGATATGGCTTCCAAAAAATGAGAACGGAAATACACCTGTCACAGTGAAAGCATATTTTAAGATTATTGAAGGCGGTCCACTATTAAAGAATGCCGCTTATTTAGACGTTAGACCGAAGGGTATAGACCAGACTCACAGGCCGGAAGAATTAACTAATCCGATGAGGGCCGCTGTGGCTACGGTGACAAATAATAGAAATACTGCAGTTACAGAGATAGGAATCAAGTCAACTGTATGGAAACAGATTGCAGGTTTTCCAAACGTTAATTCACATCCAGGTGCTGTTAAGTATGGGCATGAAGGCACAGTAAAAAATATTGCGAAAGATAACGGGAACATATCACTTGGTCAAATTAATAAATATGTGACTCGTTATAGCTTCTTCAGACTATATGCAAGATATGCAGGATCAAATGCATCTTGGGAGTTAATTGATGGTGATATGCCATTTGCAGTTAGAGGTAATTCACCACAAGCTCAATATAACTTTATCAGGATTGAACATCATTCTTCTACGGATCAAATGGAATTTAGATTTGTTCCTTATCCTGGTAATTTAGTAAAGAGATTAATAGTAAAAGATGGTAGTGAAGCTCCTGGGAAAGTTAGATTGTTTGCAAAAAATACCTTAAATAAAATTAGTGAGACATTAAAAGTAAATGGTAAGGACATTGAGGTTTACTACAGCGGATATGAGTTTACGTTAACCAAGGGGAAAGCATCTAATCCTGATTGGTATATAGGAAAAGTTGAAGGTGGCGGAAGCCAAATTGATACAGGCATTATTAAAGATCTTCATTCCTATAAATTCTTAGACACTCCAAGTGGTGTTGGTTGGGTAGAGCAAGATAGATATTATGATGGCGCTCCCGACACTTCAGTTGATAATAGAAATGTCAGAATCGCCTTTAATGATGAACGCTTTATTATGTTTCATACTCCAGGGCTTGATCGAGCTGTAGGGGTAGTAGGAAGATTTACTCATGGTACTAGTGGGTTGTTAACTGAACCATTTGCTCCCAACGTTCAGGATATAGATGTAGTATCAAATATTGATCCTAATGATGATAAATGGTTTTACGATGCCCCTAACGGCAAGCGATACACACCAGGAGCACGGATTTATGAAGAGAACTACCCAAGAGTGGATACAAGTAGTACCTCATGGGTTTACTGGCAGATAGTTGAAAGCACTTGGACTGAGCCTCAAACTATGGCCCCCCAATATGCCAATATCATTAGTCCCGACAATCCAAATGCAGACATTGGAGGAACCACAGGTCTATTAATTGAAGTCACCGTATATAAGAAAAAAGTTAATGATCACTATCCAGCAACTTGGAAAATTATAAGGTTGGGTTCTGGTTTTCAAAATGGTACTTATATAAACATAGAATACAACACACCTGATGGAGCCACCGATAATTGGGATATAAAAATAGAAACTAATATGGTCGATGCGTTTGTAGGTGCAACGCCTTGGGATGGATCAGGGGAAAATGACACAAGCGGAAATAATATTTTTCCTTATGACGCTATTGCCGATATAGGCATGTATGACTGCGAGAGATTCAGTAATGATTCAGGTCCAGAGCATGAAATAAGTGTTATAAATGAGCAGAAAGTAATTTCACCAGGGCCAACATATGATGCACTCGCATTAGCTGGTTTAAGAATTAACGCCAATAAAGAATGGTCTAGTTTTAGCCAATTTTCAGCCTATATAAAACAAGGTATTAGAGTTCTTAAGTTAATAGATGAACCTCTTTCTAATACCACTACAAAGTATTCATCTAATTTATTTCCTGAGATTGCATATTACTTGTTAACGAATACTAAGGACGGAGCTGGCAAATTGATTGGCCCTGATGCAGTAGACAAATTTGCAATGAAAAATGCGGCTGAGTTCTGTAAAAACAATGGGTTTTTCTTTGATGGGGTCATAACAGAAGCCCAGAACTTAAGAGAATTTATTTATGAACATGCCAACACTTGTCTACTTGACTTTACTGTTTTAGGAGGTCGGTTTGGCTTGAAAAGTGTAGTGCCTAATAATGGAAATATTTCTGAAAATTTTGGATCTAGAGAAGAAATAAAAATTTCTGGTTTATTCACTGATGGAAATATCAAAAACTTAAAGACATCATTTTTGCATCCAGAGGAAAAAGAATTATTTAAGGCTGTAGTTCTCTATCGAGAAGAGACGTTGAATGGATTCCCTGCTACTAAAACTCTTAGGAGACAACTGGTTGGTACAAATGATTCTGCACCTGAGGAGGTCTTTGATTTATCAAATTGGTGCTGTAGTGAAACACATGCACGAATATTTGCTCAATATGCATTAAAGGTTAGAGAGGTTGTTGATCATGGGATCGTCTTTGAAACGGCAACGAATTTTGCCGTGGGATTAGAGCCAGGTTCTTATATCAAATTTGTTTCAACAACAAGTCATACAGACAGGTTTTCAAATGGGTCTATTGGTCCAGATGGGTTTATCCAATCAGCAAGTGAGGTTACAAATGGTTCTGCCATCTATTTCTGGAAGCCTGGAGATCCTGATGTTATTCCTTCTAGATTTGATCTTGATTTGAATGGTAAGGAAACAAAGAAAGAATTGTTTGGTTCTATTTTTACTACAAAAAATTCTTATACAAAAACCAGAATCTATAAAATTGAATCTATATCTTTTGCTGATGATGGTTTTATTGAAGTAGCTGCATCACATTGCCCTGTTGATAGCAATAACAGACTTGAGATCTTAAACTGGGAAGGACAATTTGTATAAGTATGTCTAACATATTTTTCCCAACCCTTAGCAGGAAGGTTAGTAGTAGAACCTTTGATCCTGGGAGATATCCAGAAGAAGAGTTTGTTGCTCAAAATGGAAGCAAGACAATTATTCGATACGGCAACAAAAGAATAGATGCAAAACTTGATTGTGAGTTTAAAGGGCTTAGTGATACTGATGTAAATGCAATTTTACTTAATTACAAACAGGTTATGAATAGTTCTAGCGACGTTAGATTGCTCTTTGGTTCTTGGAATGTCACCAGCGGTGTGAGTTCAACAAGCGTTTTTTCAAAGTATTTAAACGGCAACTCAAATCCTGAAAATGATGGGATGATGTGGAGATATCGAGAGCCTCCAAAAATTACGACTACTTATAATAATTTCCATAATGTCAAGTGTTCTTTTGTAGGATGTCAATATGCAAGCTAGAATCTATTCATATTCCTTAAGCGTAATTTATTGTGGCTAGCTACAAATCAGGAAAAGATGGAGTCCTTAAAATGGGCGGGGCTATCGCGGCTAAGACTGCAAGCTGGTCTTATACAAACAATGTTGAACTTTTAGATACAACGGCTCTTGGTGATAGTGACAGAAGACAAGATTATGGATTGAGGAACGGAACAGGAACCTGCAAAATTTATTACTATTTTACTAATACATCAAATAAAGGTGATGCTTCTGTTGCCTTGAATAAAGTCATAAAAGCGGCGGCTTCTGGCTCAGCAGGTAAATCTGATACTATCAATTTCTCTTTAGGATATAAAGACGGAGCAACAGAATATCTTTTAACTTTTGATGCACATATTTCAAGTGCAGCCATTACACAAGCACAAGGTGAATTGATGTCTGCTGATTTAACTTTCCAAACAGATGGACCTGTAACAACTATGAATCTATAAGAAGTGCCTATTTATCTTGGTGAAACAGGATTTGTTGAATTACAACGTTCATCAGATGAGAAGGGTGTTGTTTCTCCTTTAAATCCTAGTGATGTAAATGTCACTAGAAAAAGGTTCAGTGTTGAGAAAGTTTCTGGTGCTATTTTGATTGGAGATAAAATAAGTATTGCAACAGAAGATGGATCTAATTTAGAACTAATCTCAGGCCACAACTTTAATCAGGCAACTAAATTTGTAAATATAGACCCTATTGGAGGAATGCGTTTATATAACTCATTTGCTGATGCTATAGAAGGGAAAATAACAACTGCTTTAACTTTAGTTACACCAAGTTCTACTAAAAATATAATTATAAAAGTACAAAATCCAGATTATCGGCCATTAGCAAGAGTTAAAGAATTTGAGTTTACAAGTAATAGAGAACAAGTAAATGTTGAGGGTCTAGGAGATGAATTCAAGAGATATTACGAGAGTGGTTTAATAGGTGGTCAAGGCAGCTTGACATGTTTATGGGAACATCAATATGCAATGTCAGATCCAGAAACAAGTCTTCCAATAAAGCCAGAATTTTCTGGTTATCTTGCTTCTTTGTGTTTACGTTTGCAATCAGGTAGTCAGTTTTTTGGGCGTTTCTTTATTTATAAATCAGGTAATCAATCTAAAGATAATACTTGGTATGAAACCGAGGCTTTAGTTACAAATTGTTCATTGCAAGTACCTGCCGTTGGAGTCGTTGAAACAAGAATTGAATTTGTTAGTACGGGACCATTCCAATTAAAAATGGGATCAATTCCGGCTTATTTATTACAGGAAGACAGTGGATTTATTTTGCAAGATCCAGATAGTGGAAAGATCTTTTTAGAAGATGATGCAGCCTAGAGGCGAATAACAGCTTAGAATCTATTCAGGTTCCTTAAGCGTATTTTGAGATGTCAACAGATTTAAAAATTACAGAGTTACAAGAAGTACTTCAAAATGATATTTCTGAAAATGATGTTCTTGCAGTTGTTGATCTTTCAGCTAGTCAAACATCAAAAGTAAAAGTAAAAAGTTTAGCTCAGGCTGGTTTTGCTCTAGCTGATGCGGGTTCA